AGAATATTTTTACTGTGCACCGACATATCGGATGGCAAAAGACATTGCATGGAAGGAATTAAAGAGATTAGTACCAAAAATCTGGGTCAAGTCTAAAAATGAGACAGATTTGAGAATAGAATTAATCAATGGATCGACAATCGAGTTAAAAGGAACAGAAAATGCGATGGCATTGAGGGGAAGAAGTCTCTCGGGGGTAGTATTGGATGAAGCAGCATTTATGGATCAAGATGTATGGGCAGAAGTTATAAGACCAGCTTTAGCAGATAAACAGGGGTGGGCGTTATTTATCAGTACACCTGATGGAACTGCGAGTTGGTTTTATGATATGTGGTGTTATTGCGGAGAAACCGAGCGAGATGATTGGCAAAGGTGGAGTTTTACAACGATTGAAGGGGGTAATGTCAAAGCCGAAGAAGTAGAAGCAGCTAGAGGGCAGTTAGATGCAAGAACTTTTAGACAAGAATTTGAAGCTAGTTTTGAAAATTTAACTGGATTGGTAGCTATTAGTTTTAGTGATGAAAATATTAATAATGAAGTGCAAGATTTACATATGTTGCCTTTGTTATTGGGGTTAGATTTTAACGTAGATCCGATGGCTGGCATCTGTGCATATAAACATGACAATAATTTATATGTTTTTGATGAAATCATGCTGACAGGAGGTGCTACCACATGGGATTTTGCGGAGGAAGTTGTTAGAAGGTATGGTGTTGATCGTAGAATCATTGCCTGTCCTGACCCAACGGGTAGTGCAAGAAAAACAAGTGGGGTTGGAGTTACAGATCACACGATTTTAAGAAGGTCAGGTTTTACTGTTTTAAGTCCTAAAAGTCCGTGGAAGATCAGAGATAAGATAACTGCTGTTAATACGGCTTTATTAGACGCAAATGGAGATCAGAGAACTTTTATACACCCAAGATGTAAAGAGTTAATAAAATCGCTTAGAACGCTTACCTACGCTCCAAATACAGGTATGCCTAATAAACATTTAGGTGTAGATCATGCTTTTGACGCTTTTGGTTATCTATGTTTACAACAATTTAACCTTGCAAAACCAGAGACATTAGGTCAAACTTCGTTTAGAATATACTAAGAACGACCTAATTCTTACAATGCCTGGACATTATGGCTCGATGAAGCCAAAGGGAAAAAAGAAAAAGAAGAAAGGAACCAAGAAAAAGAGGTGTAATTGTGCCTAAAAAAGGACTTTATGCTAATATCCACGCAAAAAAGAAGCGTATTAAAGCTGGTAGCGGAGAAAAAATGAGAAAACCTGGTAGCAAAGGTGCTCCTACTGCTTCTGCTTTTAAAAAAGCTGCAAAAACAGCTAAGAAAAGGAAAAAATAAACGTGGCTAAAAAAAGTGTTAACTTATCAGTGGGAAGAGGGGAGAAATCTCGCAAAGGAGGTTTAACGGCAAAAGGTCGTGCCAAATATAATCGTGCTACTGGTAGTAATTTAAAAGCACCTGTTACAGAAAAAAGCCCTACAGGAAAAAGAGCAGCGAGAAAAAAATCTTTTTGTGCGAGAATGAAAGGAGTTAAGGGTCCTACCAGTAAAAACGGTAAACTAACTAGAAAAGGATTAGCATTAAAGAGATGGAGGTGTTGACATGACTTTTGCAATTCCAGGCAAAATTAAAACAAAGATTATAACTTCTACTTCTCCAGGTGGAACAGATAGTCCTTTTACAAGGACAAGGGCTGTTTTAGATATGATGAAGAGTTGGGAGATAATGAAAGCTGTTACTGAAGGAACTGAATATTTAAGAGAGAATAGTGAAGCGTTTTTACCATTAGAACCAAGAGAAGATTATGACGCTTATATGGCTAGAGTAAATCGTGCTGTTTTTAGTCCTTTCACACAAAGATTAATAAGAGCAGCTACAGGTCTTGTCTTAAGAAAACCAATAACACTGATAGGAGATCCTTATTGGACTGAAATGTTTAAGATGGATGTTGATGGTTGTAAATCAGATTTAGATGAATATGCAAGAAGAGTATTGATGTGTTCCCTTACTTATGGTCAAAGTCATATTCTTGTTGATTATCCTGCCCCATCTGGAGCAAGAAGTTTAGCTGAAGAAAGAGCACAAGACCGTAGGCCATATTGGATTGAAGTAGATCCTTTAAATCTTTATGGCTGGAGATTAGATAGAGAAAGTAATTATGGAAATCTGATACAGGCAAGGATTGGTGAAAAAGCTGTAGTTCCCGAAGGTAAATTCGGAGAAAAAGTTTATGATCAGGTAAGAGTTATAGAACCTGGAAAATATAGAGTTTTTCGTAGGCAGGATCAGATTGATGAAATGTATGACCTTAACGACAACTCTTATGCTGGAGAGTTTGACGCTACGACTGCTGAAGAAAATTTTAAATTAGTTGAATCAGGACAGTTTTCTTTGGGAGAAATACCTTTAGTTACTATTTATTCTGGTAAAACAGATAATTTAACAAGTAAACCACCTTTATTGGATATTGCGTACTTAAATCTTGCACATTTTCAGAGACAGGCTGATTTAATTCATAGTTTGCACGTTGCATCTCAACCAATGCTTGTAATGGAAGGATATGACGATCAGACTAAAGATTTAGCTATTTCTGTTAATTATGCGATGGCAACACAGCCAGGAAATAAAGTTTATTATGTAGAACCTGCAAGTAGTGCATTTGATGCTCAATCTGCTGAAATTAAGGAATTGCAGATGCAGATGGCTACTTTAGGAATCAGTACATTATCACAACAAAAATTTGTAGCTGAATCTGCTGATGCGAGAAGATTAGATCGTGTTGATACTAATTCTATGTTGGCTATGGTGTCGATGGAGTTGGAACAAAAGCTACAAAAAGCATTTAATTTATCTGCACAATATGTAGGAATAGAACCTCCAGAAGTAAAAATTAGTAGAGATTTTGATATTGAAAGACTTATTGGACAAGATATTACAGCATTAACATCATTATTTGATCAACAAGTCATTGATAAAGAAGAATTTAGAGACATTTTGGTACAGGGAGAAGTATTACCTTCAGCAAATGAAGCCAGATCCCAATAATTTGATACAATGATAGACAAGTACATACATTTTTATGGCTAAATCCCTGGATCGGGTTCTTCAATCTGATGGAACTTATAAGTGGGAACTTGTAGAACCTACTTTATCTGAAAAGATGGGTAATGGTGCTGCTTGTCCTGCACCTACGTCTAAACCTAAAACAGAGTCTAAGAAAAAGACTCCAAAGAAAAAATCCACAAACATTTTATCTGAATAATTCATGGCAATCGAAGAAAAAGTCATTCAGCCTGAGTCTGTGACTAATGCTGAACAGTCTGTGACTGACACTCCTTCACAACCAACACAACCAAATGCACCTGATCTAACTGTTGTAAAAACACAATACGAAGAACAGATTTCAGCTTTAAAAAAAGAAATAGCTGAACGTGATGAAAAATTTAAAGGCATTAAAGGTAAACTTGATGATGTCTATAAACAAAAAGACCAGCAACGAAAACAAGAGTTAGAAGATCAAGGTCAATGGAAAACTCTTTGGGAAGAAGCAAATAAAACGAACCAAGAAATGCAACAGGAGAATAATTCTCTTAAACAAAACTTGCAGGATTTAAAAACTTCTAATGAAGTAGCATCCACAAAAACAACAGCATTAGCAGCTATCAGTAATCTTGGAGCGATAAATGCAGAACAAACCCTGTCATTGTTACAGAGTAAGTTACAAAAAAATGCTGAAGGCAAAGTAGTTGTTCTTAATGGTGGGGTCGAGCAAGATTTAAACACCTATCTCACGAGTCTCAAAAACCCTGGTAGTGGTTGGGAACACCATTTTAAAGCTAGTAGTTCTGCTGGAATGGGTGCAAAACCAAGTCCTGTTGCAAATGCTGGTGGAGGTCAACCAAATCCTTGGAAATCGGGCAATGTCACTCAACAAATGCTAATATCGGAACAAGATCCTCAACTTGCAGCAGTGCTCAAGCAAGAGGCTCAGACTAAATAGTTAATTTCCGTGAAATTAGCCCCCTTATCCGTGATTAGGGTATCGCAAAACTTAAAAAGGTAAATCTGAATGGCTGCTCCGTTTCAGAATTATTCTGGCGGTGTCCTATTAGCGGACATCGTAAAAAGAAATAATTTTAGCACTTACGTTTCTGAAGCTATCAAAGAACGTAGTCTATTTATTAAATCTGGTGCTGTAGTTCGTAATGCTCTGCTTGATTCAAGAGCAGGTGGTACAAGAATACAAGTTCCAGAATTTAACCCTGTATCTCCAACTGAAGAGATCATTGATGGTACTGCTTCATGGGGTACTAGCAGCAATGGTTATTTAACACCTCAGAAGATTGGAACAGGAACACAGATTGCAAGTATCTGTCATAGAGGCTTTGCATATGCTGTGGATGATATTGCTGTATTAGCTGCTGGTGAAGATCCAATGGGTCACATCAGAAATCAGCTTGCAGATGCTATCAACAAATTAAATTCTGCTCGTTTATTTGAACAGTTAACTGGTTTATTCCATACTGCTCTAAATGGACATCGTTTAGAAAAGCAAGTAGGTGGTTCTGGTGCTACTGCTGAAGCGAACTATCTAACTGCTGCAACAATGGCAGAAGCTCGTTCCAAGTTGGGAGAAAGAGGCGAAGAACTTGATCTTCTTATCGTTCATCCTTCTGTTGCTTACTACCTCTATCAAGTTGGTATGTTGACATTTTCAACTGCTGCTTTAGGTGCTGGTGGTTCAGTAACTTGGGGTGGTGGCGGTGTTGGCATTAGTGACAAAGCAGTTGGCGAATTTGCTGGTTGTAAAGTTATTATTGACTCACAAGTTAACATCAACGACCCAACATCTACTGGTAATCGTCAGGAGTTCCGTTGCTACTTAATGAAGTCAGGAACAATTCTTGAAGGTGTTCAGCAAGATTTAGGAATTGAAGCTGAAAGAAACATCTTATCTAAGCAAGATGTTCTATCTGTTGATTATCACAGTGCTTATCACGTTATGGGTACTAAATGGGGTTCTGCTTCTGATAACCCAACAAACGCAAACCTAAGAACAGATCTC